TTTGTTATTTCAACAGAAGCGGTTGATTCTTATGGAACAGTTTTCAAAATTAATGGTTGGGATTTAACCAGGTATGAAAACAATCCGGTTGTTTTTTACGCGCACAAATCATATTCTGATAATCCTGATATGCTTATTGGAACATCTTCTGTTTTTGTTGAAGGTGATTTATTAATTGGGCGTGTTCGTTTTGAAGATGCAGAAACAAATCCAATTGCTGAAAAGGTTTGGAAAAAAGTACAATCAGGAACTTTGCGAATGGCTTCAATAGGTGCAAATCCTGTTCGTGGTCATTGGGGTGATACAAAGTTGGGTGAAGATGCAGATGTGATTTATTTTGATGAACAGGTTTTGTTAGAATGGTCAATTGTTCCTATTGGTTCAAATCCTGAAGCTTTAAAAAGAGAAGCGCAAACAGTTGAAGAAATTCGTGCTGAAATGCTTAAAAATATTTCTGTTGTAGATGCTGAAGAAGTTTCTTTTGCCAGCAGAAATATTCGTGAACGTGAATTTATGTTAAATCAATAAATATTAGTAAAATGAAAAAAAGTGTTTTTTTAAAACAGGAACGCGCTACACTTAATCAAAAACAACAAGATTTGATTGATTTAGCGAAAAAAGAAAATCGTGATTTCACAGAAGGTGAAAGCACTGAATTTGACAATAGAGCAGAAGAAATTCGTGCAAAAGATGTTGCAATTTCTCGCGCTTTAGAAATTGAAGCTACTGAAGAAAGAACTGCACAGGCAGTTGCTGGTGGTGGTGCTTCAATTTCTGAAGAAAGAGAAAAGAACAAAATCCAAGAAAGATTTTCTTTAAATAAAGCAATCAGAACTGTTTCTGAAGGTGGAAAATTAGATGGTGCTGAAAAAGAAGTAAATGAAATCGGTTTATCTGAAAACAGAAATGCAGGTGTTGCAACAGCTTCAAATGTACGTTTTTCAATGCCAATTGGAATGCTTCGTGCAACTGCTCAAACAAAAACAGAAGATTCAGGTGAATATGGCGGAATTCTTGCACAAAATGCAGCACCACGTGTTGTTGAAGGTTTATCACCTAAATTGTTTTTGGAAGAAATGGGTGCAACTTTTTTAACTAATTTAACAGGAGATGTGCCAATGCCTGTGGCAAATGCTTATGCAATGGCATTCGTTGCAGAAACTGCAACTGTTACACCTGTTAAAAATAAGTTTGAAGGACCAATTTTAAAAGCAAAACGTGCTGCAGGTGCTGTTGATATTTCAAATCAATTAATCATGCAATCATCTGTTGATGCTGAAATGTTAGTGAAAAGCCAAATTTTAAGAGGTTTTTCAAATGTGGTGCAAGGTGCTGCAATTAATGGTGCTGGTGGTGTTGCGCCAACAGGATTATTGAATTTAACAAATGTAAATGTTTCTGCACAAGCTTCTGCAGCTGCTGCAACATGGGCAAGAATTGTTGAATTACAAGCATTAATTGAAGAAGATAATGCAACAGATCAAAGATTGGGTTATTTAATGCACCCAAAATTAAAAGCAGCATTGAAACAAATCACAAAAGATGCAGGGTCAGGAAGATTCCTTTTTGAAGGCGGTTTTGTAGATGGTGTTCAAGCAATGGCAACTTCTTTAATGCCAATCCTTGATGCTTCAGGAACAGATGTTTTCCCATTAATTTATGGTGATTTCAGTCAGTTGTTTATTGGTTCATGGGGTTCATTAGGATTCGTTGTTGATCCATATTCTGCTGCAACTTCAAACAGCACAAGAATTGTTTTAAATGCTTATGCTGATGCTGTTGTTGCTAATGAAGCGGCATTTGCTAAAAATGCATTATTAACTGCATAATTTTAGGCTATGGCTGGAAATGTAGAAAAAAAAGAAGGTACTGCAAAAGCAGTGCCTTCTAATAAAAAAGTAAAAGTGAAAGCTTTAATTCATTTATCAGGGAAATTTGCATTGGCATGGAGTCCTGGACAAGAATTTGTTTGTGATGAAAAACAAGCAAAAGAATTAATTGAGTTAAAAGCGGTTGAACTTGTAAAATAAAGATCATGGTTACAGATGTAAGTATTACACCAGGAACAGCAACAGAAGTTGTTACGCTTGCAAAAGCAAAAAAGTATTTAAGAATTGAATCTTCATTTACAGATGAAGATGATTTAATTCAAGATTATATTGATTCTGCAGTTGTTATGGCTGAAAATTATATTGGCGGTCATATTGCAGATAAAAATATGGTAATTAAAAGCACCGGATTTGATAATCCTTTGGTTTTTGAAGTGTTTCCTGTAAAAACAGTTACATCAATAAAATACTATGAAGCTGGTGTTGAAGAAGAAAAAACTTTGGATGTTTCTGAATATGTTTTAAATAGTGAAACGCAAAAGCGTTTTGCAATTCGTTACAAAAACACATTGCCTTCTGTGCAAGATCGTTTTGATGCTGTTACTGTTACAATAAATATTGGAATGGAAACAATTGAAAAACCTATTGCGCAAGCGGTTATGTTAATGGTGGCGGATATGTATGAACGTAGAGAAGATAGACCTGAAGTGCTTTCAACTGCATCAATGAGTTTGTTAAGACCTTATAAAAAATTCTAACATGGATAATCCTTTCATCGGACAAATGGACCGCAAAATTGATGTGTTTTTGGTTGCTAAAATTAAAACCGCTGCTGGTGGTGTTGCGCAATCTGAAACATTAATTGCGCAACCATTTTCTTACATGAAAGAAGTTTCAGGAAATGAAGATCCGGAAGGAAAAATTAGGCACATAATAAACCGTACTTATACAATACGATTTAATGCACAAATTCTGCAACGTGGTACAGAATTAAAGGTTAATGATGGTGGGCAAATTTTCGATGTGTACCATGTTAAAGAATTAGGAAGAAAAAAGCATTTAGAACTTTTGGTTACAAAAAATGGCTAATTTAATAGAGGTTGAAGGATTTGCTGAACTGCAAAACAAGTTAAAAACGCTTTCAAATGATAAATCTAAAAAGCGTGAAGTGATTGCAATTTTAAGACAAGTTGCAAACAGTACTGTAAAAGCAGTAAGGCAAAACGCGCCAATTTCTAAAAAGCCGCATAAGGCAAGAGGGAAAATGATTCAACCTGGTAATCTTAAAAAGTCAATTGGTGTTATTGTAGGTAAAAAAGGTGATGCAAAGAACAATCCAACAGTTTATGCTGGTCCACGTGCAAAAGGCAAAAATAATGGTTGGTATGGTCATTTTGTTGAATTAGGTCATAATGTGTATAAAAAAGGTTTTAAACGCAAAAGAAGTAAAGGTGCAAATAATAGTGCTGGAATGACAAACACAACAAAAGCAAACGCATTTATGCAACGTGCTTATCAACAAACAGGTGGGCGTGTTTTAAAAGAATCAGAACAAAGAATGGTTAAGTTTATTCAAAAAAGAATTGATAAATTAAGTAAATAATGTACGAACTTTCAAAACAAATAATTGCATATTTTATAGCAGAAACATCATTTACAGATGTAGTTTCTGAAAATATATATGCAGTAATTGCGCCTGAAGAACAGGAATTTCCGTTTGTGTGTTTTACAATTAATCAACAAGAAACAGCAACAAAAGATATTGATTCTTTTGATGTTACTTTATTCCTTTGGTTTGATCAAAATCAATACGATGCAGCAATGCAGTTTACAGATACAGTTACTTCTTTGGTTAAAGAAAATAACGAATGGGATTGGCAAAATAGCACATTCTTATTCGTAGAAGAAAATATTAGTTATTGTGGAATTATAAATTTTAATAAAATAAATTAGTTATGGCAGCAGGTCAAGCGTATAAAGGTAAAAACCTTCGAATTAGTGTTGATGGGGAAACAATTTTCCATGCAACAGAATGTTCTTTCAATTCATCTATGCAGTTAGAAGAAATTGCAACAAAGGACACAAACGGAAACATTGTGGTTGATGGGAATTACACATGGGGCGTTTCAACAAACATGTTAGTTGCTGATAAGGCAGTTGCATCAACGCAAGAAGATTTTGTTGGGTTGTTAAACAAATTTAAAGCTGGAACAACAGTTGCAATTGAGTTTACAACTAATGTTGCTGGTGATATTATTATCTCTGGTGATGCGAAAATTGAAAGTGTAAACTTTTCTGCACCAACAAGCGGATTTGCAACAGGTGATGCATCTTTTAAAGGAACAGGTGATTTTAATGTTGGAGTAGTTCCTGCATAATATGGAAGCAGTTCAAATTAAATTAAATGCGCGCACCTATAATCTGAAATTCGGATTAAAGTGCGTGCGCATTTTAGGGAAATTGTGGGGTATTCCTACAATGCAGGGTGTTTTAAACAAACTTTCTATTTTAGATAAA